ATCGGACTGTGTCCGGGTGGGGTGCTCAATCCCACCGCTTGGTCTTTATAAGACGGATGCGAGTACGACGCTGTGTATGGCCGTACCTGTCTCCATATCACTTGGTATCATCACGGTTTTGGTCTTACCGTTAAGAGGCGCATAAGTGTTACCACGCCTCAGGAAAGCCATAACGTGAGCGCTTGTCAACACATCCGGGAGGGTGTGTGACAATTGCTTGATGCTGTGGACCATGGAGATATAAACGGGGCGTTGCCAGTGATGGCTAATGCACCGAGTCGCTTCTGAAGACCGTTGTGTAGCCGTATTTCGGTAAACTACGTCAGGCACATAGAAACATGCGTCTGACAAACCGAGGTACGGGTTCAACGCCCTCCCATCCATTACCCGCATGGAATCTCGCGGCAGGATAAGGAGGAGCTCCGCATAACAACGCATTAGGATCTCTCTTACGCGAGAGCCTCTCGGCAGAGCGTAACAGAGGTGCAGCACCTTATGGGTGAGAGTGTAAACCTCACTCAGACAGGTTGGCCGCACGAAATCATACGAAAGCAGGAGTTTCTGAGCCCGTAGGTCTGCGAAAGCACCACAAGACTCACGAAAGTTCCCTGCAACGAAAGATTTCTCGTTGTTAATCAACCACCCCACGCTCTCGAGGAACTCGATCACGTTAGACGCTTCGCACTGATCCACGATGATGTCATCTCCAAAGACGCTAGCACCCGGGTCGAAGACCCTTGTGTACGCCAACAGAGTGATTGTCATCACTTCAAAAGTACAGCCGCAGCCCATAGGCGCAAACATGCGCAGGGGGTGATACTCAACGCTATCACCATCTTTCAACGCAAAGATGCCCGTTCTAATGTCACTGAGAATTGTGCCAACTTTTCCCGGCCAAAGCCGAGTTAGCACGCAGTGAAAATTTCGATCGGACGCTCTGCGCATATCGATGGTAGCTTTACCTGTGCGAATTAACGCGCGGTGAAGTGTAGCTAAAGTATCGAGGTCGATACCCAGACGGCGCTTAAGAGTATTTCGGAGGTCAAAGGCAAAGGACAACTGACAGATCATAGACCAGAGGGTTTCACACGAAATCACGCGGTCCTTCCTGTTGTTTTTAGGAACAGTAGTAACGCGTGCAGTGCGGTCCAGAACCACGCAAGCGCGGAACATGAACCTAACCATCTGATACCTTAGACCATGCACAGACCCTCCAGGCGTAGATTTGATCCACGCTAGGCGAAGTTGAGCAAGTGTCTGTTGTCCAACGTCCCCGTACTTTTCGCGATAGCGGTCCTTGACCACCTTAAGTAAAGCACGGTTACACAGGAGTATATTAACACAATATCCCACCAACGAAGGCGAGACAACCCACTGAGTTTCCTCATTGAGCTTAGTGATAATATCCACGTCACCAAAAGCGCTTACAGCACTTTCGCCAGATGGGAATCTGACGGAGTACGTAGGCTTGAAATCACGGAGCAAGTCCGCTAGCCAAGCGCGAGCGCGGTAAAATGTGCGAGCGTGGTTGCGGGGTAGATGGAACGGATCGAAATCCACCCATCCATCCGCGTCCCCTAATAGGACTTCCTGTATTGACGCCTCACGACGAAGCTTTGCAGAGGATGCGTCCGGGACCTCGTATTTACTAGAGGCCCGGTGCGACACTAACGCATCATGCAATGTATCGGAGGATAAATGTGTGAAGTCAGGACCAAGCGCAGGTAGTTTAAGCCCGCGCAAAGCCGAGACGCATTTATCCAAGCTTTCGAGGGAGCGTTCCAGGGTAGACTGGGTACGAGCGGGTGCTCGACGGTCTGGTTTCATGGTTATAGCTCCTTTCGATTAAGCTTCGCTGTCGAAGACAGCTTCCGACGGAGGTACGATACCGTTTGCCAATTGATATTTAGCGACGGCCGCATCCAGGAGACGAACAACCTCAGTGCGCATAGCTGCGAGATTAGCACCGCCTCGGCGGACGTTAAACTCAATAGCTACGGCCTCATTCACAATCGCGGGTGCAACGTCGATTGACGCGGCATTCACGGGCGCGGTGAGGCGGACAGTACCCCGCACCATCGGTACAATCGTACCGGCGATGTTGGGCTTGGCTTCCGCTACTTTGAAAAGCGCGACGCTCCCGTCGAAGGACGGAGAAGTACGCGCGAAATCGGCGGAGCCACGAGCACGAGTGATGTTGGTATACTTTACCA